GTCTGGTACTGTAGCGGGTCGTGGCTGACGCTGGCTTTGTGCGCCTTGGGGTAGGTGTGGCCGGCCTGACCGAAGGCCGTACCGCGAGCGATCAGGGCGGCAGGGTCGGCAGCCCAGTCGAGCTTGTAGGTGGCCGAGGCCGTGACGAGACCGAAGCCGTCCGTGATGTAGCTCCAGCCTGGCTGGATCTTGTCGATCGTGAGATTGTTTCCTGTAGCGACGATGGTCATGGTGAATTAAACTAGGCCAGATTTTTGGAGGGTGAGCGGTACGGCTTCCGTAAAGGGTGCGGGGACAGAACCGCTGCGGGTCGCTGCGCTGGTTTCCTCGAGGATCATGCGAATCTGTTCAAGCAGCTCGTTTTGGCGGGTCATCTTTTCCATGACCGGGTTGGCTCCTACGCCGACGACCGTGCCGAATCCTTCGGGGCCCTTGAATGAGCCGGCCTTTTTGGCTGCTTCATTGGCTGCTGCCTCACTGGCTGCGGCTTCATCTTTAGCCTTCTTTCCTTCAGGGCTGTTATTAAATGCAGCCATCATCATCGCCATAAAGGCGGGGTCGATTTTCCCAAGTTCTTCAAAATTGCCTGATCGTGCAAGAATGCCTTTTTGATTTCCTGCGTTTTCAAAGGCATAATCTTGAACCATTTTCTCGCCCTCTGGAGTTGTGCGAACAAACTCTCTGAAGCTTTCGGCAACACCAATGACGGCCAGTTTCTGCTCCTCTTCTCGTGCTTTTTTGGCTTTAAAATATGCAGCGAGTCTTTTTTCCTCAGAGGTAGCGAACACCGTTTCACCCCTTGCCACTAAGTCTAAGCCATCTTTTGCGTCTTGTTTGGCCTTAGCGATTGCCGACGTAATCATTTGAATAGCGCCTTGAAGCAGGACCATTGGCGCCGCAAAGCCGAGGAAGATGTCCTTGAATGAGCTGCCGAACTTCTTGCCGATGTCGCCCAGTTGCTTGTCAAAATTACTGGCCGCCGAGGAGGCCTTGCCCATAGCCTGGGGAACGTCCGAGGTCGTCTTGATGTTTACGGTGAGGTCTTGAGCCATGGTCGGTATCCTTTAACCTGCTGGATTGGCAACGGCCTCATCGGCCACGCGCTTGAGTTCCGACTCGATGTAGGCCTCTTCCTCGGGCGACATGATTGCCACGTCGACGCCCTTACGCATGGCAAAGGCCGTGTTCAGCCAGATGGCCTGACACTCTGGCATTTCCCATGCGCGCTTCTCCTCGATGCCGTTGGCGATGAGGTTGCCCACAATCATGAGCGGCCACGGCGCCTTGCTGCTCCCGCCAGTCTTCTTATCGCTTTGGTCCCAGAACTTAGGCCAGTGGTCGACCAGGATGTATCCGGCAAAGGCCTTGAGCATGAGCTCGAACTTGGCCGGGTTGTCGTTCATCCGCCCGATCCGCAGCTTGTCGAGCCAGCTGACTCCGCCCAGGGGTTCCTCGGCGCACACTTGGCAGGCAAAGATTAGGTCGGCAGGCGTCACGCCGCGAGAGCCTGTCACAAGCGGGGAGTCGAAGGCCATCAGACGCACCCGGTACTTGAGGCACCAAGGGTAAAGCGTTCTGCCTAGGAACTTGAACGGCCCAGGGTCTATTTGGCTATCTAGGAAGCGGCGGTCCACCCCTTTAGATTACCCCCTCAACAGGGGAGTCAATCAATAGGTAATCTCTTCAAAGGACTCGGCAGTCAGAGAGACCGTAACAAAGCCCTTACTAGATCCGCGGTCGTCGACCTTTGTAATGACTCCCGCAAAAGTAACTGAAGCCGCGCCAGCCGGATAAGCCGAGGCAGTCTTGACCGTAAAGGTCAGAGTAGAACCCAGGGCAGGAATGTTGGTCGCATTTGCCACACCCTCGATGCTAATTTCAGAGCGGCGGTCGTCATAGCGAGCCGTGATGGTGCGGCCAGTCTCGTCGACCACCATGCCGGTGTTGTTGAAGCCAGAGGAGACGGAGTAGCTTTGCACAAAAAGCGAGGCCTGTTGGCCTGAGCCAATTCCGTAGAGGCAAACAGTTCCGGTATTTACAGCGGCGCACATCTTAAACCTGCTCTAATTGGCAACCCTTACGCGGGCGGCAGAACGGTGAGGACGTCATAGGCAAAAGAGGTCGCCCAGGAGCGCTCGTCAATGCCCTCGTCTTCGGACCTAGGGCTGACATCATAGCAGGTTGCGTCGCCGGTGGCCGCAAAGGCCGCCTGAATGGATGCTACGTCGTTCATATTGCCGGAGAGGGCAGCGCAGCGGAGGCGGTGATCGGCAAGGGTCGTGTCGTCGGCGTTCGAGAACAGGGTGATGCGGACGGAGCAGCTGAAGTTGCCGAGGCCTTCGGGCAAATCGGCAGGAGGGGAAGCCGAGTCGCAGAGGACCACGGCCTTAGGCAGGGTCTGCGTGACGTTGCTGTCCCCAGTCAGGAACTGCACGGTGGTCAGCCCAGTCTGCGTTGAGAGATAGGTTGCGAGAGTGGCCTCGACAACGTGGCGAATAGAACGTGTGCCCATAATTATTTGTTGTTAAATTTGTTGACCGGCTTGCGCATGCGGTAGCGGACCATGGCGGGCATCTGCTTGACGCGGTTGCCGTAGACTAGGGGCAAGACGCCTGCTTCGTCAGAGATGCCGTTGATGTTGCCGATAGGGTTGGTCACGGAGACTTCAGCGATCTTATCGGTGAAGGCGCTCTTATTGTAGCCGGCCACGCCAGAATGCAAGGTAACCCAAGTCGCCTTTCTCAGCTCGGCACCGGGCTCGCCCTGCTGGCCGTTGTTATCCTTTGGCCGAGGGAGACTAGCCATAGCCTTGGCCCAGCCCGACTTGACCATGCCGACCATCTTCTGGCGCTTGAGGATGTAGTCGTTTAGCTCGTTCTTGTCTTCGACCAGGAGCTTGGCCGAGACGGCCTTCTGGCCCCGCTTGATGCGACCGCCGAAGCGGGACTTAACCTGGTCGTGAATGGTGCGGAGGTTTGTGACGTAGCCCTGAGTCCCGTACTCGTTCTTGATGGGGGTTGCCCGGTTCAGGAAGTTCTTGGCCTTGGCAAACGCCCGGGCCTTGTCGGAGTCCTGCACAATCTTCGAGAGGATGTTTCGGCTGCTGATCTGGCTAAGGGCTTTGCCCCCGTTGGTCAGGCGCGTGAAGGCGCCGATGTCGTTCGACTTAACCGCAAAGGCAATCTGGTTAATAATCAGGCCTACCGCAGACCTGTCAGTTGAGTCGTTTGCGGCCACGAAGATTTTGGAGATGTCCCCGGCCACAGCTTGGAGGCCTGCCTTCTTGGCTGCGGGGCTCAGGCCGTTACCTCCGCCGAGGGGGAGGGGGGGTGTAAACTTGGCCGCGTCTTGGCAGGCAAGCATGGCCTGCTCTAGCACGGCGTCGCGCATGGTGATTTGCATGCCCGCGGCGAACTGGCGGCAGGCCTCGACGAACTGTTGCAGGGACTTGGGCTCGATGGAGACCTTGGCCGGCATTACTGGTTATCGTCGATGACGAGCAGGGTCACCCAGGCTGACGCGGGCTTGTAAGTCTGGCTGGTAATGCGGACGGTCTTGCCGCCGACGACAATTTTCTTCCCCTGGGCAAGGCTGGCGATGGGAACGCCTGCGCTGATGATGGCCGTGGAAGCCCCCGTAGAGCCGTCTGGGAGGCTCCAGGAGGCCGTTGCGGCGGGGAGCCTGACAGAGTACTGGGTCCGCTCCATGTACCCCCCTGCTTCGAGGACGGTTTGCATGGCCGGGTCGGAGATGAGGCAGGAGAAGGTGATTGCGCCAGAGTTAGCCGAACCAGCCACGGGGAAGTCTGCCACCATTTCCTTGGCGTCTGGAAGGAATTCAGCAAAGAGGCTCATTCTAAACCTGCGACCATTGGCAAACAGGCACAAAAAAAGGGCCCCTTGCGGAGCCCCTTTGCTTTGCCCTTGCGGGCTAACTTCACGCGGTGACGTAACGGACCAAACTCGTCGTGCGACCCTTCGCGGCGCCCACCAAGATTTGCGCAATGCAGCGGATGTTGCCCGTTTCAGCCTGACCGACGAGGACCTGAATGGACAGGCCGGACTCGGCGGTAGCGACGCTGGAGGTGAAGCCGGCGATTTCAGCCATAGGCACTCCAGTGGCGACGAGGAGGGAATCAGGGCCCATGGCGACACCAGCGAGATTCTCGCCGTTGGCAGGGATCTGGTTCCACTGGTAGATGTCCATGCCGGCGACCTGACCGACGTTGCCGGTGGTGACGACCGTGTTGGCGCTCGGGTTGAGGGAGCTGACAAGCGAGGAGTCGTTGCGGAGGGCCTTGAGGTAGCCGTTGCCGAGGAGGAACGAGCGGGGCTCGCCAGCCTTGGCGGAGTCGAGCAGGAACTGAGCCTGGGTCACGTCGTCGTAGCCGAAGTTGGCGATGGTCACGGTTTCTTCCGTGGCGTAGTTGGCAGTCGTGAAGACCGAGCCGATTTCTTCCCAGCACTTGTCGACGATGGCCTGAGCGGCGGTCTTCGCGTAAGCGTTGATCAGGTACTGCATGCCGTACTCCTGGATGTCCAGAGGGCTGAACTCGTCGACGTACTTGAAGTGCTTGAGGGTGACCGAGGAGTTGGTCATCGTGGCGCCGTCAACATCCGCGAGGGTGTTGGAGGACTTGTTAAATTCCGAGGCCGTGCCCGAGCCCATGATGGGGACGAAGACGGTCTTGCCAGCGCGGCCGACAGAGGCCGAGAGGTTGACGGAAACGTTGTTGAGGATGGGGAGCTTGCCGGCGACAGTCTGGACGATGTAGTCAGACAGGATAGCCGGAGCGGTAGGGAGGACGGTAGCCATAGTAGTGTATTAGGGAGTGAGGGTTAGAGGGAAATGAGAGCGGCCTTGTGCGCGTTGAAGAACGCGATGCGGGCCTGACCGGCAGGGAGGGCGAGATAAGCGGACTTGATGTCGGCGTTGCTCATCTTGGCAGGGCTGTCGCCCTTCGGGAGTTCGACGGGCTCAGTGCCAAAGGACGCCACGATCTTGGCGGCTTCCTTCGAGGCGCTGGACTTGCCGGCTTCGAGCTCAGAGACCTTAGCCAGGGAAGTGGCGAGGGCGGCTTCGGAGGCCTTGAGGGCTTCGGTCAGCGTAGCAATGGAAGCATCCTTCACGGAGGCTTCGACGCGGAGGCTGTCCAATTCGGACGAAGCGCCGACAGTCATCTTCTCCACGGTGGAGCGGAGGTCGTCGCGTTCGGCAGTGAGGCCGGCCAGAGAGGCGGCGGCCGTGACGAGTTGCTCTTCGATGGTCATCTTAGACCTGCTGAGATTGGCAACTTTCGCTTCAGGAGCGACAGGCGTTTCGACGGGAGCCACTTCTTCGTCTTCCTCTTCGACGACTTCAGGGACGTCTTCGGGAGCCATGACGGTGACGCCCAGGGCGGCCACGGCGTCGCGGGTGTCGGAGCGGTTGTCGATGAACAGGTCAACCAGGCGTCCGGCATCGAGCTCGGCCTGAATGACGCCAGCCTTGAAGGCAGGGGCCTCGGCGTTGGAGTCGTTCATGATCAGGGCGTCGTACTCGAAGCCGATGCCGTCGAGCTCTGCCACGGTCTTATCGCGGTCGGCCTCGGGGCGGTTGGTCAAGACGACGACTTCTTCGCCGTTCTCGTCGATGTAGTCGATGACGCGCTGGACGGGCTGGCCGTCCTTCAGGATAGTGTCGTCAATGTCGGTGAAGATGCGGGGCATGTTAGAAAGAGGCTAGGGCCTTGTTGAAGGAATCGGCGAGGCCAGTGACCAAGCCCTGGGCGGCGGCCTGCTTGCCGGAGAAGACCTGACCGCGAAGAGCGGAGTCGGCGACGAGTGTGCGCTTGGAACGGATGGAGGCCTTGAAGTCTTCGTGAATGGAATCCACGCTAGCCTGGAGGTCGGCGATTTGCTCGTCAGAGAGGGACGTGCCCTCGATGCCGGCGCCCTTCAGGGGGGAGCCAGTGGACTTGATGACGACCATGCGGACGCCAGAGTCTTCGTAAAGTTTGCTCATGTCGGGCACGGCCATGTAGACGCCGACGCTGCCAACGGTGGCCGAGGGGCTGGCGACGACGCGATCAGCCTGAGAGCCGAGCCAGTAAGCGGCCGAGGCCATCTCGCTGTCGGTGTAAGCCATGGTCGGCTTACCGAGGTCGCGGATTTTGTTGGCGAGTTCCTCGATGCCGGTGACCGTGCCACCAGGGGAAGAGATGTTGAAGGCAATCTTCTCGACGGCAGGGTCAGCTGCGAAGAGGTCGACGGCCATGGAGATGTCGTTCACGTCTACGGCGCCCATCATCTTCTCGATGGGACTCAGGTTCTTCCCGATCACGCCGACGATAGGGATGGTCCCGACGCCGTTCTGGATGTAAGGCACCGGGGCCACGCCGAAGAACTGCGCAAGCATATCGGTGAAGCCGAACTTTTCGGCCATGACCGAGAAGTCCTGGGCTTTGGCCGGGTCGATGAGCATCGGCTCACGGCCCTTGAGTGCATGGGAGAGAAAGCGAGACATGTTATTTTTCGTTAGTAGAGATGCCCGGGAGCGGTTCAGCCTGGTCGACTTGTGCGACCGTGCCGAGGGGGGTGTTGCTGGGGCGGAAGAGCAGCTCGAAGGGGATGCCGTACTGCTTGGAAAGTTCTTGCAGGAACGCCATATCGGCGGCGCGTTTGATAGACTCCGTGCGGAAGTCGAGGCCCCTAGTCCCGAAGAGCTCGCTGGGCGACATGAGGCCCATCTCGATGTCGGCGCGATCGTTAGCGGCTTCACGGCCAGCGTCAACGGTGACAGACTTAGGGGTAGTCCAAGAGGCAGACCACCAGCTGGGGTCGTCAGGGATTTCGCCCCGGGCAATGCCGTCGGCGATAATGTATTCCCAAGTCGGCTGACAGAAGGATTCAATCAGGACATTCTGGTACTTGCCAAAGACGCGAGCGGCCTTGGCCGTGACGAGCCTGACACCAGCTCCGCCGGCCGAAGTGACGTCCTTAACAAATTCGTAAGGGAGCACTGAGCAAATATCTTTTTCGAGCGCGGCTAGGAATCCTACGAAGGTGCTGTTGGGGCGTTTTGACTCAAAACTTTCAAAAGAATCCGTGCTTTCCATGACGATAGCCTTGCCGCCCATCTGGCTGGCAATGTTTTCGGCCGATCCGTGGCTTGAGGAAATCTCCGAGGCCGCGTCTTCGTCGAGGAAGCCTGAGCCCTTTTTGATTACACGGGTCACGTCCCCGTTGTCTTTTACTGCGCGTCGCTCGAGCTCGAGGATTTCTTTGACGTCCTGGACTCCGCAGAGCGCAGACTGAAGCACTGGAACGCCGCGGGAGCCCGAGGCCGTCTCCATGTCGACGATGTGCATGACCGACTGGGCCTCAACCTTGCGGGAGGAACCGTCAGCCTGATAAATGGAATAGTAAATCGGTTCGTTAAACTTACCGAAGCCAATGCCGTCCCAGCAATCCGCCGGGGTGTCGGTGTCGGTCGGGTCACCACAACGGTGGGCCTCGACGACCTGCACCTGAGCGCGGTCGCCGTTGACGACCTTGATGGCGAAAGCGTCGCCGTCGCGGATCATGGCGCGCACTAGGATTGACTGGCACTGGGCAAAGGACTTGCCGGAGACGTCGATGCGCTTGGATTCGCGGGCAAAGTATTCTTCGTACTGGCGAGCCACGTCCGGGTCACTTGCGTGGGACTGCGGCTTGATGCCGTCGCCCGAGACATAGATGACCAGGTCATTGAGGATGGAGCGGAAGAGCGAGGACTCGCGCTCGGCCCAGCGGCACTTCTTGACCATCTCGTTGCGGTCCCATGGGGACAAGTCGCGGCGCATGTCATCCGGCTGCGGAGCGTAGATGACGCGGCGGGCGTAGGTC